CGCGTGTAATGTCTGATGCGACTGGACGAGCTATCACCGCAGTTGGTGCAACAGCCAGAACTTTAGGCTGGGCGCTGAATACGACTGGTGCCGCTGGTGAGATGATCACCGTGTTAGCTAGCAAAGCTGCTGGCGAATTTGTAGCCTAATAGCTGCTAAATATTAATTATTAAATAGGAGTTTTAGAATGCCTACAAATCCAACGCCCGGTGACGTACATGTAAATGTACCGCTGACTAACTTTAGCCAAAAATACTTGCAAGATGAATCCAATTTCATTTCATTGCGAGCGTTTCCGAATTTGCCAGTAAGCAAGCAATCGGACCTTTACTATGAGTTTAACAAAGGTGATTTCTGGCGCGTCCAAAATACTAAACGAGCTAATGCTACCGAGTCTGGTGGCGGTGGATTTCGTTTGTCAACGACTCCATATTTTGCCGGCGTTGATGCTTGGCATAAAGACGTAAGCGACCGTGATCGTGCTAACGCAGATTCTCAAATCGCCCTCGACAATTCAGCCACTCAATATGTTTCCCAAATCTTAATGATTACACGGGAAATCGAGTTTGCCACAACTTTCATGACCTCGGGTAGTTGGACGACAGCTATTAATAAAGATTGGACAGCCGCTGCAAGTGATCCTATTGCCGATGTCAAAGTTGGTAAGCGTACCATCCAAGGCTTAACCGGCATTCGTCCTAATAAGATGATTTTTGGTCGCCAAGCTTGGGATACGTTGACCGACAATGATGCCATGTTGTCACGCATTACTGGCGGCGCAAATAACGCGTTGCCTGCAATGGTTATGCGGACATTGGTTGCTCAACTGTTCGAGATTGACGAAATCTTTGTAATGGATGCAGTCAAGAACACCGCAATCGAAGGTGCTGCGGATGCTATTAGCTTTATTGGTGGCGATGATGTATTGCTGTATTACGCGCCAAACTCAGTATCACTTGATGAGCCGACCGCAGGTGTAGTTTTCTCCTGGACTGGTTTCTTGGGTGCCACTACTAACGGCATACGGATCAAGCGTTTCCGTCAGGAAAACATTGAGTCAGATCGGATTGAAGGGCAAATGTCCTACGACCAGAAACTGACAGCCGCAGACTTGGGTTATATGTTTACCACGGTAAGCGCTGCTTAATAGCACCAGCAATGGAAGTTCTGCCGATTGTTAATAATAAAGATCGGCAGAACATCAAAAAGGGTAAAGTAATGGTACGACAACAGTTATTTAATCGAGCATTGGAATTTGTGGCCGTTAAGCATTTAAGGCTGACTGAAAATTCCTTTCTTGCTCCTGGTGATCCAATCGATAAAACGATATTCAAAGGCTTCCATATTCGCAGCTTATACCGCAGGCGGATAATTGGCGTTAAAGGATCAATGTGGGCGAAATCAATGATTAATCTCACAAAGTCAGATTCGATTCTTAAGCCAGAAATAGTGGGAGAAGTAAAAGCCCCTATTGCTGCGCAAGCGTTCAAACCCGCTAAAGCTAAATTGAAACCAAAAACAAAGTCGCCTTGGGATGAGTCCTCAAGCAAGTAAAATAATTGTGGATATGAATAACTTCGTCGGAAAAGAGAGAGCGAGGTTAGTGTTAAATATCCATAAGGAATTGACAACAACGACCCCAAGGGATACGAGCTGGGCGGCTAATAATTGGGTTGCTCGGATTGGAACCCCTTCACGTTCTACTGTTGGGTCGAGAGACGATATCGGAGGCGCATCGAGTGCCAGTCAGGCATCACTTGCTCAAGTTGTTGGGACATTGACTGCACAGACAAACAACGATGGTCAGGATATTTTTATAAGCAATAATGTGCCCTATATTCGATCTTTAAATGATGGACATTCGAAAAAAGCGCCCGTTGGATTTGTGCAAATTGGGGTTGCTGCTGGTTTGGCTAAAAGTACATGACCACATTAGACCAAGCGCAACAGGCAATTAATGATCGGTTTGTTACCGAGTGGGGAACGACCACTCCGTTTTCATTTACGAATGAGACGCCAGCGAGTAATGATATATCCACATCTTGGATCAGATTAGTATCAAGATTGGCAGTTAGCGGCCAAAGGTCATTGGGCCAGAGTGGAAATAGAAAATATGATCGAAATGGGATTATATTTGCACAGGTTTTTAGCCCAATAAATGAGGGTAGTTCGAGCGGAGTAGCACTTGCGAAACAGATCGAGGATTTATTTGAGGGTGAAAGATTTAATGGTGTAGTGGGTCAAGATTCCATAATCAGAGACATTGGCCCGGATGGTGAGTGGTATCAATTGCAAGTTGAAATTAATTTTCAATATGAAGAAATCAAATAGGAGTAAGAAATGGGTCGCACACTAACAAATAATTTTGGCTTGTCTTTTGTCAACGAAACTGCACTTGGCACCGCAGATACGACAGGGTGGAAGCGCCTTGAGCCAAACGCTATATCAACTTACGGGGCAACGATTACAACGGTTCCACGTGCACCGCTAAGTCCAAACCGTCAAAACTTGAAAGGATCTATAACCGATCTTGACAGCGCGGTATCGTTTACAACAGATGCCACACGAGATTCAGTTCGTGATTTTGCTGAGGCTTTAGTTTTTGCCACAGGTATTAATACGGATGTGAGCAACCTCGTTACAACTGCCGCAGAAACAACAGGCGATAGTTACGCAGTATCAGCATTATCCGCTGCACAAGCAGACAAGTTTGAAATTGACACTCTGATTTATGTATCAGGCAATACCGCGGCTGCGAATAACGGGCTGAAAGTTGTAGATGCAGATATTGCAGCATCTGCCACTGCAATTAGTGTTGTGGAAAATCTAGTCGATGAAACATCACCAGCCTCAGCTAGATTGTCGTTTGCTGGATTTCAAGTATCTGCGGCAACCACAGTCACTTGGACTTGGGATGGTGTGAATCAGGCAACGTTGAATGCAACTGGGTTAGGCACCACATTACTTGCATTAGGGCTGACCCCTGGGCAAATTGTTCATATTGGTTCACAGGATGCAAATGGAGCATCTCAACGGGCTTTTGAAAATTCAGCTGCCAATGACATGTTCGGGCATTGCCGGGTTGTATTACTTGCTGCGAATGACATTGTTTTTGATGATGTGGATGACGCACTACAATTTACAGATGCGACAGACCCAGCGACCGCCGTTGATATCCTATTTGGCGAATTCTTCCGCAATGTGGAAACAACTGATTCAGAATTCCTCGAAAGATCTGTCCATTTTGAAGGTCAGTTTATCGGACTAGATACTGGCAACGCTGACATGTATCAGTATGCCAAAGGTAATTTTTTAAATACTTTAGGTTTTGATTTGCCATTAACCAACAAGTCAGAGTTGACCTATGACTTTATTGGCACTGATACGGATAACCCTGTTGTGGCTGGGTCTCGTAAAGCAGGCGCAAGTGCAGCAGTGACGCCGGTAACCACAACAGCATTTAATACTTCTGCGGATATTGCGAGATTGAGAATTGCTGAAGTCGATGATAATGGAATTACAACCGATTTCAAATCATTGAACTTGTCGATCACCAACAACGTTTCCCCTGAAAAAGTTCTTGGGACGCTTGGTGCTAAATTTATGAATGCTGGTAATTTCGGCGTGACTATAACAGCGCAACTTGTATTTACCAACGCCCAAGTTATTAACAAGATTCGCGCCAATGAAACTGTTCGGATGACGTTTGTAATTAAAAACGATAATGGAACAGTTGCAGTTAATATTCCCAGTATGACATTGGGTGACGGGTCTTTGAACCTGCCGGTTAATGAATCGATCCTGATCAATACGACAGGCACGGCGTTTAGAGATCCAACTCTTAATACCTCAATTGGTATAAGTGTTTCGCCTACACCGCTAGCATAGTAGTATATAATAGGGTAGTCGTTTGCATAGGAGGTAATATGACTGCCCTATTATTAGTGGGATCATTATTTAATACAACTCAACAAGGTGATAAAATGACAAAATTTAATTATTTGGCGAAAGCACAAGTAAAACCAGATTTGGTAAAGCCGTATGAATTGACTGATTTAGAGATCAACGGCGTAATTCCAATTTTGTATGTTTGCACATCCACAGATGCAAATACGCCTTTATTTAAACATCGATTAGCTGAGGCACAGAATAAGCCCGCACGAAGAAAATCAAAAAAAGTTACAAAAACCGATATTCAAAAAATTCGGGAAGAGGATATTGATTTATATGCCCGATATGTGGTCACCGATTGGGAAAATGTAATTGATGACAATGGCAAAAAAGTACCGTTTGATGTCGATTCATGCCGTGACTATTTGCTATCATTGCCTAGCTATATCGTAGACCCAATGCGAGAGTATTGTTCGGACGCACTGAATTGGACTGAGACTCTTGATGTGGAGAGTGTGGCAAAAAAATAACGGAGCGGCTCGAGTATGATCTGAAGTTTGAAAAAGACGGATGGCAGCTTGAAACCGCTGAAGCAAAAGGCCGGGAAATTCCAGAATGGGCAAAAGATCCAGTCATTTTGGAATTTCCAGATACATTTTTTATGACGTGTTTTTGGAAGTTGCACACGGAACGGCGATTCGAAAATGGACCCATACCAAGGAGTGAAACAAGGGCTCACATTTTGAGATATCATCTTGATGGACAATTGCTTGAAGATTGTGTGGATATAATCTCAATTGTGGATAATTCGTTTCTTGCATATATTGCGGCAGAACGTAAGAAAAAAATGGACAAAGAACAACATACCTCCATGAAGTCTTATAAAAGGTAACAAGCAGAATGGCCGATTTTCCAATTGATGTAGTCGTAAGATCAGATAAAGCCAAAACCGGGGGCAAGCAGGCTGAAACTGCTATCTTAGGTGTTGATGCTGCTTCCCAACGTACCATAAAAACGATGGAGCGGTTGAATAA